CTCCGGCAGGCCCTCCAAAATAGCCTCCAATTGCTCCACCTCCCAACCCGGCCAATCCAGACATGGCGTTGCCTAAGCCGCGCGATGGTCTGGCCTTAGGCACAGGGTTTCTACGTTTGGGTCGTGCGCGTCTGGGGGGCACGTTTTTCCCCTTTGGTTTTGGTTTCCTACGTGTAAACAAATCTTGGCCTCTCAAGAACCGTGTTGCGTTAGCTCGCCCATGCAAAGCCACGCCCCAATCAAAATTCATGTAAGAAACCGCGGAAAAGAATGCATGCCAAAACTCGTGATGCGAATCATCAGCCAATTCCATTTCCTCTTGTTCACACATGCCCCAAGCCCATCCAGACCGGATAGCCGCAGACATGCTATTCACCCTACAAAGCTTCATTCGTTCCTCATATCGTGGTGCAATTTCAGTGACAAACTTATATTGATCCGAAAAACTCAAATTGGGGTTCGGAATTGCAGGTACTTGTTGTTCACTTTCCCACATATCCAAAAATTGTTCTCCCAAGATGTACGGACAATCCATAATTGACACATTGCAATTAATCCATTCCTCGAGTTCCGCTAATGTATAGGTGCTACATCCATGCATAACTGCAAACTGTTCATAGGTAGCTATATCAGGATCATCAACCGACCCACCCTGTATACGATAAGGGTTCATGTGCCGATTGTCTTTCATAATCCCAATATTGTTTTCTTCAGCTGTTTCGACTATGGCCTTCAAAAAGGCCCCCAAAATAGGCGCGTGTCCAGCCGTTGGTAACATGCTGAGTGCAATACCGTGCAATAATTTTCGATAATGCTTGGGGCTGTGTCCTCGATAATTTATACCCAGTTTGGTAAAGGTCTTCCAAACATTATTGGTATATTTAAAACCGCCCCTCAAATCAGCAAACCACCCACTACAATAAGCCACATTACGCATGTCGTCATTGTCTTTGATCGCTACTTTTAATCCAACTCCAGCGAACGTTTCAACTACAACATCATCGTCTTCCAAATCGGGGCAGGCAAACACGCTATCGTCTCCGAGAACGAGCATCATAAAATCATCATCCCATTTTAAATCGTGCGCAAATAAAGTAATCAACACGTTTAACAGGGAATTAAACATTGATGTCCACAGATCTCCAGATCGCCGCCCATAGTCAAGTTCCACTTCCAAACTTCCGTCACTGGTGATTCCTTTTGTGTATCTCCAATGTGTAATCAAGAAATCCATTTCTTCATTCCTTCCATACACTTTGTTATCCATAAAGTATCGTTCCAATCTCATAAACACGTCAGTCAGCGAACCATCCATACTTGAGATATCAGCTTCTCTTTTAGTGGTATATCGCGTATCCATTGTTTTCGCGTACATACCGACATGCCACGGAGAAGAGCTACATGTATAGTATACTGAACTGGAGCGGTTAAATTGCCGCTTTAGAGATTCACCAATTTGTCGAAAGTCTCCAGCAAACTTGCCTACAACCACATCATTGCGTGACCAAATCATCCTGGGTTTGAAATTTTCAGGAGTCTTTCCTATGTACGCTTCGTCTTTTGAGAACAATGTGCAAACAAGATGTTTCTTTTGCAACACTTCTTTTGAGGCCTCGTACAATGTGTCTCCTTTTGCGCCGGGATAAGCCTTCTTCAAAAATTCTTGTCGATCATATGGTTCCAAATAAATGTCTTCCATCTGATCAATCATTTCTATTGCATATTTATAGAAAGCTGCTTCCACGGCCTTATCGACAGGATGTTCGCCGGACATGCGCATTCTCACAGCCGCATGAGTTGTCGTGGCATTGACTACAGGTAGTACCCACGGAACATCAAGAGTGGTGCCATACACATCGACTTTTTCATCGTCATATGGTAGGCGCTGTATCAAATCAGGCTCATATGCTATAGTGACATTCTTCCGAACATCAGGCAACGTCCTGTCATCACCAAACTCTTGTCTGTAAACCCCTATTCTCGCAAAGGGAACAAAGGGGGGCCTCCTTGAATGTTGAGTCTTATCCAAAATATCGTTCATGACATCAACCCGAAATTCTGGGACCGGACCAGTAATGCACTCACATAACCAATTGGTTGGGGTGATCCAATACCTCACCTTTTTCCAAAAAGTTTTCATTTTCAAATAGTGCTCTGCTTGCGCAGCGGAATAGCCTCGTCCGGCCAAATAATCTTCAACAAACAACTTATGTAACTGTAACCAAGTTTCACGTTTACTCGCAATGTATGATTCACACAGATCCATCCACCATTGGGATGCGATATACTTGTCCAGGGCCATTTCAAATCCGGTAAAATCCTCACCGAATGTTCTCCAAGCTTTACGCACGTACCGCTTGAATTCTGGGACGTTGACCCCGGTCATAGTAAACCATTTCGATACACACCCTTCCATACAATTCTTAACTCTTTCATCGTGCGTAAGAATTGATCTATCACATATTTGAGGCATGATCGTAAACTGATCCATGTCGTTGTTTCTAACAAATCCAAAAACGCCGTCCTTACTACACATGAACAATTCACTCTGCCCATCGTACCAAGGCAAAATGCCAGTATAGTAGAACTTCTCCCCTTTCATGTACCAATCCCAAGCCACTCGTCCGAAAATTTTCACGTAACCACTTCTTACTTCACTCCAATTGTAATCTTTCGAGGCGTTTCCCGTTTTCAACTCATCGGGAACGATTACTAAGTGCGTATTTTCCAGCACTTTCTGTGAAGTCACAGCAGTCACGACCAACCTTATATGGTCGACGGCCTCCATCGCATCCTTGACAAAATCAGAAGGCGTTTTGTCGTGTCCACGTCGCTTTTCATTGGTGCCAGCGCCGTGAGCCACTTTATTTTTCTTCGCCCTAGTCTTTCCAGACCGATGCGCAAACTTGGTTCTTGGTCCAGGTAATGGCTCAAATTCCTTGGATTCATCATTTTTATTATCTTCAACGGTATCCACCCTGATTGCTTTAGCCACAACACCCTCATCAGGTTCATTACAAGCTTCCAATCTCAACACCCATTGGTCGCCTATACGTCTTTCGACGAATATTTTCATGTGGCTCAAATTCTTGTCGTCTGCGGGCCATCGTCCTTCAGGTCCCCACAGCCAATCAGGATTTGGATGTGTATAACAAGTTGCATTTCCGTTGGCTTGAGTCACAACATACCCGTCTTTGACATGATATTGCAATTCACCTTCGCTCAAGGTTCCTTCCTCTTGTTCAAACCGGTGAACCACCACCCACATTTTCTTAAGGATGGTGTTGTCAAGGACGCGATATACATCCCAAGGCGTCAGATAATAAATTGAGTGGACCGCTATAGCCGCATATGGCTTATCAATTGTCGCCCTCCCCACAACTCTCAGAGGCCAACAACGCCCTATACACTCTTGCGCAGTGTTTCCGCAACTACCGTGCGGATATTTTTCCACATCAGGATTACACACATGCATGTACAAACGTCCGGCTTTACGATGTCTCCATCCATTTCCACCCACGTCCATTAACATGCCTCCTGATAGTCCAGCCTGGTATCCGGCTGTCACCGCGCGTTGAATGCAATCAACTTCTGCCATATTTCTTGTAATAGCGGCCAAAGGATGATCGATTGCAGGAACTTTCTTGCATTTCGCCACTCCCCAAAAAGGCTCGATGATCTTTAACTTTTCTGGACTCATGTTTTCCGGAATGCCCATGGTATATCCTACCACCCTCGATGGGAATCGGGCATAAGACGGTAACTTCGTCTCGTCAAAACGTTTTCGTGAGTTGTTGGGCAAACTCATCCGAAAATCATTACACACTTGTTTTACATGTGTAGTATCATCGCTTGAAATTATGGTGCCGTCATCCTCAGTTTTGCTCGTAGCAGGACCAAAGGCCCCACTTGCGAACGCTTCCGCGAATGCCGCTGGCTCGTATTCTTTAACCTCTAGAGCTTCGAGGTCTTCGCCCGAAGGCGGGAGGGAGGTACGGTCAGAATTGTGTTCGCGTTCCCACTCTTCGTCCCTATACCTAGCTTCAGCTTCTTCATCTAATTCGTATGAAGTCATCGCTTTGTCGCTTTAAAAATAACAATAGTCTTTGACCTTGTTATAAAA